TGGGATTATCCTCGCCGCCAGTTACTAGGTGCTTTTTGCGCCACTTCTTTTGATAGTGGATTAACTTGCTTTTCTTCATGCTGCAGCCTCCAGATATAAGCCGTTGCTGTCACTGTAGCGACTAACAACAGCGTTAGTGTGTAAATGTGTCGCCCTTTCATGACCACAGCCCCCAATAATCAAGCGCTATCAACACTAAAACGACAGTGAGTGGAAATAGCGGCGAGTTGAGAAAATAGCTTAGCCATTTCATGATATACGCTCTTGTTCTATTTGATTTTGCATCTGATATATCGCTTCGTTGTAAATTGTCTCATCTAATATTAGAGATAATACGTGATAGTCGACATTAGAAGCTCTCAAAACTAGGTCAACTATCTCCATTTTTTTCACCCGTGTCGAATACTGAACGGTTGCCAGTAGAGGAGTTTTAACGCCCTGTATCATTATCTGTATCGGGTATTGTGATTTCGCCTGTTCGAGTTTCATGTTGCCCCCTTGTTACCCAAAAAAGCGCCCGAAGGCGCGATAGTTAGTCAGCCAGTGAGTCGTATTCTTCTTGCTCAAGCTCGGCCACTTCGGACTCATCGCAATCATAGCATTCGTGAGAATACTCACTTCCGCAGTTAGTACATTTTTTGATATCCATGATGCCTTCCTTTGTTGTTTCGGTTTATGCAACCAACTTAGCACGGTTTAATCGGGAGAGTCAAGTAATTTTAGCACTATATTTAGCACTATATTTAGCACTATTTATGTTGACAGTTTATTGGTGTTTGTAATACTATAGATAAAACAAAGGAGGCAACAAGATGTTAAGACGATTAAATGTTTCGAAAGAAACAGCAAGAAATGAGAAAGATTTAAATAAATTAACTGGCGGTCAAATAGAAAAGTCTCGCGATGATATTTATGCCGCATCGTTAAGGGCCAGGTTGAAGCGAGTAGCCAAGGATTATGGCGACGATGAAATACTTGAACGGCTAAAGGGGAAAGTAAATGAACAACCCAAACCTACCAGATAACATGCAGTCAAGAACTGATCAATCGCTCCCTTGGAATCAGGAAGAGTTAACTTGTAACGGGTGCGGTAACGCCGATGCGTATCAAGATGGTGATACTGTGTATTGTAAGTATTGTGAATATGAAGAATACCCACCAGAACTAGAAGATGATCATGAATAAGCGCCGTGGCTATCCAACTACTCAAGCAGCCATTGCCGGGGGCATTGAGCAAATGGAACAGGCTAAACTGGTCGGCTTTGCTGTAAGCGCCCAGGATGCTAAATTACGGCACACAGCAGCATGCGAGGCGATGGCTCGAAGTAACGCTGAAAGTCTTAAGATGATGGCCAGGCTTCGTAATAACATCAAGCGCAAGCCACTGTCAGCAGATGAAATGTCAGAGCTTTATTACCCAAAACGGAGGATTAAATAATGGATTCAGAAAAAGCTTTTCTTGATGAATGTGCTACCAGGCAGGGAAAAACGCCAGAGCAAGCGCATGAAGATGATTTAAAATTTTGGAGTGGTGACGATGACAATAACTGAGCAATTAAAAAATCCGTTCGATCCGAAAGTTCTTCACTGGCGAGTAGGCTCAACAAACGCCAAGAAACTAGGCTGTAAGCCATGGCAAGCCACTAGCGGCATCGCACTTGCCTATCTGGATGCGCGAGATGTTATGAAGCGCCTGGATGACGTGTGCGGCGATGACTGGCAAGTTGAATACCCGTTTAAAGGCTGCTGTCGAATTGGGATCAAAATCGGTGATGAATGGTTATGGCGATCAAACATGGCGGGGGAAACTCAAATTGAAGGAGAAAAGGGTCAAGGCTCTGACTCATTCAAACGCGCCGCCGTACTATGGGGAGTTGGCCGGTATTTGTATTATTTGCCGACCGTGTGGACTAATTTAAACAATGGCAAGCTAGTTGGAACGCCATCGTTACCAAAATGGGCGATACCAAAATGAACGTTAACCATGCGGACTGGCGATCATTTGATGAGGAAGATCTAAAAAATCTTCCGTCAGTTAGGCGGCAATCAATTGATAAAGACCTGAAATATTATTTCACCGGAAAGCCTTGCAAAAAAGGACACATTGCGGCCAGGTATACCATGTCTGCAACTTGCGTTATTTGTCATTCAGAAAGGGAGAAAGCGAGAACTAAAAGATCTACGAAAAAGCCAGCGAAGAAAGAACAGAAAATAAACCCAACTGTTGTGATGGGTATTATAATTAACCGACCATTAAGCAGTCACGTTTGGGATTGCTAGTGGTAAGACCATCCACCGCCTAAATCGGTGATAAGATTAAATTTTAACGAGAGGGAGTTTATAATGAGTACTGAATTAGCAGTATTGGAAGTATCGGAAAAGAATTACCCTAAAATATATTGTGTCGGTGGTTTGGACGCATTCTATCAATTCGCAAAATCCGAAGTTGAAGGTGAAGTTCCGGATGTTTTAACAAAGCCTGGACGAGACAGGATAGCATCATTAGCCGCGGGAGTATCAAGATCTAAAACCGCGGTTGAAAAGCCGGGTCGGGCTTATAATAAGTTTCTAAAGGCTCAGCCAAAGCTAATCGACAAAGAGTTGCGCGAATATTGCGATAAGATGGATCAGCTTCGTGATGATACTCGCGCACCATTGACAGCCTGGGAAGTGGTCAAGAAAGCCGAAGAAAAGCAAATTGCAGATACCGCGGCATATTTGATTAAATTCGCCGCCGATGTGGAAGAGGGTTATCGAGATGGCGAGCTATTCGATTTAAAAGCCAAGCAAGCAGAAGCAGAGCGCCAGGCTGAAATTAACAAGGCCGCGGCGGAAGCTAAAGCTAAGGCAGAACAAAAAGCCGCCGAAGAAATTGAACAATCCAGGCTTGATAAAATATCAGCACAACAACGCGAAGCCAAAGCCAAGCAAGATATTATCGACTTACAAGCCAAGGCTAAGCAAGACGAAGAAGATCGCAAAGAAGAGATTAGGGTTGATCACCATGAGCGAATGGTTCAGCACATCGTCGATTGTGGCAAGGGGCTTATAGGTGGTACGCCTCAACCTTTTGGTGTTCTTTTTCGTGAGTTACAAGATAAAATTGTCATCGATGAAAGCTTTGAAGAATTTCGCGCCGCGGCAGAACTAGCGAAAAAAGAAGCGATTCAAAAGTTAAAAGATTGCCAGGAAAAGCAAGCAAAGGATCGCGAGGAAGCAGAGCAGCAAGCTAAACGCAATACCGATGCCGCGGCAGAAAATGCACGACAAGCCGTGTTAAGAAGTCAGCAAGATGAAGCGGATCGGATTGCTCGCGAGAAAAGCAGACTCGAAGCGGATAAGAAACACACTCGTGGCGTAAAAACCAAGGCAATGAATGATTTTATTGCTTTCGGGGTGGATCCGGTTAACGCTAAATTGGCAGTTCAAGCATTAGCTGCTGGCGAGATTACCGGTCAAGAACTTAAATATTAACTTTTAACGCGCCTATGGGCGCAAAGGAGACTTATGAGTAAATTTAAACTTAGCAAAAAATCATTATCACATTTAGATGGCGTTGATTTGCGCTGGCATTATATTATTAAAAAGGCGATCACGTTAACTAAAGTCGATTTTGGAATCCCGTCAACCGGCGGGTTTCGCTCTGTCGAGACTCAGCGAGAGTTATTTAACCAGGGTGTAAGTAAGTGCGATGGACTGCAGAAGAAGTCGCGGCATCAGTCTGGTTTAGCCGTTGATGTCTTTGCTTATGTCGATGGTAAAGCAAGTTGGGATGAAGGTCATTTAACATCGATTGCAGTGGCTATCCTGCAGTCTGCAGCAATTCTTGGGTATAAAGTCACGTGGGGCGGTCTTTGGACTAGCTTCGTTGATATGCCTCACTTTGAGATTATTTAGGGGAATAATATGTTAGAAATAATGCAATTTATATTTTCAAGTTTTTGGGTGTGGGCTGGTACGGTAGCGTTAGTTACTGTCGTAACCCATGGTGTTGGTGTTACTATTCATGCGCTATGGTGGAAATAATATGGGGTTTTTAAGTAGCTTATTTTCAGGCGGCGGCGTAATTAAATCAATTGAAAACATCGCTTCAGAATGGATCGAAACTGACATGGAAAGCGCCGAAGCTAAAGTGCTGATGGTTAAAACGCTTGATCCAAATGGTTTGATGCGGCGGGACTTATCAAATAAGGTGTCTCAATTGTACACCTTGTATATAGTTGTTGCGTTGATGCTGTTAATCTGTGAGGCTTTTGGCTTTGGTGATGCGGAAGCGATAGCCATAGCAACCACTAAGGTCACTGAGTTATTTGTGCCTATAACTACGCTGTTCGGCGTGATAGTGAGCGCGAGCTTTGGGGTTAACTACGCAAACACCAAGCAAGGCAAGTGACCGTTTTGATTATCTCCGTTACTGATGTAGCGGAGAATCATCGAAGCTTGTTATTTTCGATTGTTAGTTTTGATATTAAGTTTTGTATATAATTAGAGCTGTCAAATTCAGACGGCTTTTCGCTGCTGCATGACGCAAGAAATAAAACTAATATTAACACTCTCAATTTGCCACCAGTTCATTATCTATAATTGAAAGTTTGTTTTCTATTAGCCACTGAATTCTATCCTGACCCAATGCTGGCTCAAGGCTAATCGATTGTAATTGCTCATATGCTGCCGCGTTAATTTCGTCTATCATCCTGGCAAATTCCGCATCAGCCTTTTCTTTAGTGTCTACGTTTTGTTCGTAATAATCAGGCTCAGCTAGATATCGCCACTCTCCATCTACTTTGTAAATAGTCCTAAGCCCATTTTGACCGCTAAATATCTTGTTTTGATATATTGCTATCTCATAGCCGTATAAAGCGCCTCTAAATGCGTTAGCCGGTGGTGGAGCTTCAGCAAAAGAGCTTGCTGATACTAATAAAACCATTGCGATTAATAAATATTTCATTTATAAACCTTCCGGTACGGTTAGCGAGAAACAGGCTATGGCTTTATTACTAGCGCTGCCAGCAGTTAGAGCGGTAGACCCCTGAACTGTGACTTTCAAAGACGCTTTAAAAACCATTCCTATGCCACCCCTTTCGATTACCTGATTCGGGGTTAGCATCGTCAGCGTTTGCGCGCCATATCCGGCATCTGCAAGCCCTGTATAGGATGTACCTTCCACGGTGTTTGTTGCTCGATGAATATAACCCCCAAGCATTAACACGGAAGAAGCCGCTGTAACTAAAACATCCGTAAATGTTGTTACAGTGCCGTCTATTGTTACTCGGATCGTCATTGTTGAGCCACCAGCTGTTATGGGTGGAGAAACAACGTTTGTCAAAACACCCGATCCGGATAGATCAACAATTGTTTGCTCTGTGGTGTCTGCTGCTTGTGATAATGTTGCTGTATCATACCCAACAGGGGTGTGGTCGGTTTCTATTGCGGTATATGACCCAGCTACACCTAATGTTGCCGCTATTCCTGTCGCTGTCTTTATGCTTATTGATACTTGCGCATTTGTAACTTGAGGCATTATCAATCTAGCCCCTGCCACCTCCCCGCATATTCCAAATTCTTTAGTCATTATGTACCCCCTAAATATTTAATTTCGTCTAAAGTTCTACGTTTCGGATAGAAGCGTAAGTCTTGGATGTGGCCGAACATAGCTAACCCTCCAACAGATTTGCCGACACTAACTGTGGTAAGTCCTGTTGGCATAGTTGCAGATGTGTCCGTACCGATACTAGTTCCATCGACAAATAACTCTACGTCATTATTTTTATAATTCAACGCTACATTAAAATTCGTATTAATATCCATATTGAATAGTGTTTCTATGGCAGCTTGTGTCACACCCCCTTTAACTATCAGGACACGTATTTTATTGGTACTACGCAGTATAATAATTCTATTATCCACTGTGCCATCACTGATTTCTACAAAACTCTGACTGCCCCCCGTATCACCAATAACATCAGCCCTCAAAAATATAGCACCCTCGGATTCTCTGAAGTTTTCAGCGCTTGGGAATGATTGATCGTCTGCGCTGCGTGTTTCAGTGGTTGCCCCCGTAGCGATTCCGCTTGACGGGAAAGGTAATAACTCGACCTGAGTCCCCCATACTAATAAATCCACCTCAGTATCGTCGCTTGGTCTATTTATACCGGCAACGTCCGCTCCCGCCCCGGCCACAACAACAAAAATGTGCCTAACCCAGTCGTTAGTTGCAATTTTATTAGCACTGCTAGCGTTATCCAGCAACAGCCGAAAATCATCTTTCCCCGCCCCGTTTGATTTTACGTACATACTTATCACGTAGGTAGATGAGCTTGTTAATGTTATGGGTTGAGTCATAACAGAATTAGTGGCTAAAGCGGTGGATACCCAATTATCAGCCGTCATAGTATTGTCTGGCGCTAAAGCGGCGTTCGGCGTGATTGTACTTGTGGTTTTAGTCCACACTGCATTATCAAACTCGCTATCATGTAGGGCTAAATTCTCACTAGCACCCTCAAACAACCACCCGGTTTCTTCTTCTCGCGGGTCATCGATTGCAACATCACGAACAACTTTGTTAATGTCGACTCGCGTTGCTATTGTGTTGCGAGTTACCGATACGTTGCCTTTTGATGTCTCAACGAATTTATTCTTTTTAAAGCCATGAAATAAAGGATTATCTAATTCGGACACGTTGACATTAGACATGTTGATGTCGTTTACAACCTGCCAATTAGCAGCTAGCGGTAAAGGCTCGTCTGCTGTGATGTCAGCGATGTTTTGCAGCAATTGCCATGTTTGACCATTGTTGCTGTACGTTGCGGGTATCGTAGCTGCCCCGACAGCATCAGACCATCTGCCTTTGAAATTCGCGTTTGCCTGTGATGATATGTCGCTTATGTTAGCTGATGCCGCACTTGCCGCCGCCGCTATTGTGTTGGCGTCAATGCTGACTACAGCGAGGTTTATGCCCTCTACTGTGGTGTTTGTAGCCGGTATTTGAATAACTTGGTAATCAAGCCAGTCAATAGCGTTTACCGTGAAAACTGGTGCCGATTGACTGTTCCTGTCGGGGATGTCACCGGTGAATATTGGGATCGTGGAAATCGCCATTAGATTCCTTAATTTTTAATTTAGCTTATTGTAACACATCGACCGTGTTATAATAAACAAGCGTCATAGGCTTAGCGGCTGAAAGCCAAGATTCACTACCTTGGTTTGACGTAAAACATTTCGTAGTGATAAACCTTAGTGAGGTTATTATGAAAGAATTCCCAATAATTAAAGCCAATCAAAACTCTATATCAAGAAGAAGGTCAGTCCATGGCGTTGGTATCAACGATGCTGATTACAAAGTAAATCCAATAATTAATAAAGAAAGGTTTTATTGCCCATTTTATACAAGGTGGCAAACCATGATTCAACGTTGTTATTCAGAAAAGTATCAAAATAAAAAACCAGCGTATATCGGTTGTTCAGTTTGTAATGAGTGGCTTACTTTTTCGGTGTTTAGAGCATGGATGATCAAACAAAATTGGCGCAATAAACAGATCGATAAGGACCTAAAATATACAGGTAATAAAATCTACTCTCCAGGAACTTGTATTTTTGTTACAAGTCAAATAAACAACATCACAGTAGACAGTAAAGGAAGAAGGGGAAAGTACCCTATAGGTGTTAACCTTCACTCTGGGGGCAATAGATTTTCCGCATTATGCTCTGTTAATGGAAAACAAAAAACTTTAGGATATTTTAAAACGCCAGAGGCTGCTAGTGAAGTTTATAAAGCGTTCAAGTCAAACCATGTTGAGTCAATAGCTAATCAACAATCCGAGCCGTTGAAAAGCTATTTAATTAGAATAGCCTCGGAAATCAGGTCGAGCTAGCTATATTAAGCCCTCTACAGTCAAAGTCATATCAGTTATAGTCGGACTGCTTATGTTAATCTGCGTATCACGGTAGTATCCAAATACAATCGTTGAATCATCAGTTTCAGTGGTGCCAACGTACACAGACGGAAAGCCCGTTAGCTGATTTAACTGATCGAACACGTAGCCCACCAGCGCTTTTTGTACGGTCACATTGAAATTGACTAGCTTTGATGTCCTGCCTTGAGTAACCACTGTATTGCCAAAATCATCGACAACTTTTCGGCTAAAGTCTAGCAATTCAAGCGATGTTCCAAAATTAGTTATTCCGAGCGTTATTTGATTGCCTACGACCAAATTACCAAAAGCAATTGACGTGCCGGTAACGGTTAGCTTTATTACCGCGTCCGGGAATGTTGGCATATCCAAAATCACAAATGATGTTCGATTGATAATTGGTGAGAAAAAATAATCCCACCATCCGCCTACCTGTGAATTATTAATCATGCTGATATCACGGTCAAAAACAACACCATCAGTTGGATCGGTCATAGTCACATTTATTGCCGTTGCGCCATCGATATCTATACCTGCAATTGAGTTGGTAATCACGCCGGTTTCAATCTCAACAACTAACGATGTTGTTTCTAGCGACTTAGTACTATTTACCAAGTCAAACATTGCGAATTTATTTGTTGGCGCGATATTTACCCATGTTGGCGGGTTAGCATCAACACCAACAACAGGATCGTCCGTGGTGCTTGGATCTGCGACTACCTCATAAACCCTATGCGTTACAGTACTTATAAATTGCTCACCAAGTAATCTAGTGCCGGCAGTCCATACTGTTTCTCCCGCGTCAGGCTCGGCAATTGTTGAAGACGTTAAAATTACATCATCGATAGTGATTGGTTTAATTACTAGCATTATTCTATTGCCCTCGTTTCGATTCCATCAAGCTTAAATTGCTGTAATGCCCTGGCTGATGTTGTTGAATTTCTAACTATAACCATTTGCAATTCCCTGTTTTCGTCCTGAGCATCTTTTAAGCTTTCATTAATTGATTGCAAAATAGCCTCGTTGCTTTCTTTTGTTGCTATCGTTGCTGCCTCATTAGACGCGACAACGGCGGCGGGGATGGCTGCTAGTGATGCGTTAAGACCTGTAATCGCTTCAGCAATCGATAATACGCTATTATCAATCCCTAACGCTGCATTTAGCACCGCTTCGCCGCTTTCGATTAACGTATCAAGTCGTTTTAATTCGTCAGCGTAACCCTGCTCATGTAAAGCAAATACTTCATCGGCGCTTACTATGAGTATATCCAATATGCCAAGCTCTTTTTCGAAATTAAGCTCTTGCGATGATACGAGAGCATTTCTAAATTGAACTATAGCCTCGCTGGTGTCTAAAATGCTCGTGTCGATACCTAACAATACGTTGCGCTGAGACTCAAGTTCAACAATTTGCCGATCCGCTTGCTCTTGTATCGCCTCGATCTCTTTTGTTGATTGCAATTCTAGTGCGAAAATTTGAGCTTCTGAATTTGAATTACCAGCCTCGATTTGACTGTCAATCGCCTGAAGCTGAATCTCTGCCTCGGTCAATCTAGCACCGGCAAGACCGCCCAATGTTGCCAACCTATTCAAATTTACGGCTTGAGCAATTTGGAACTCTACAGCACTTCCAAACTTAGCCGGATCTAGATTAGACAATGAACTTATATCAAGAGCTTGTGCCCTTGAAAAGTCACCAGCTTTAGCGGCTGCCAAAGCTGAAATAAGGTCAAGACCACCAGTTAGCCCAAGCGATGAATTTATTCTTTGTACTAACGAGCGCATTGCGTTTGCTGTATCGTTTATAGCGCTTTTCTCATCGTTCAAGCTATCAATACGAGCTGATGAAATATCTCGAATAAGTCTTGATTCTTCGGTTGCTACATCTTGCGCTGCTTTTATGTCGGCACTTGCTCGATCTTGAATTCTCGAAATCTCAGCGTTAAACGACTTATTAAGTGCCACTTCCGCATCTGTTAAAACCGCTTTTCTTATTGCGTTTTCAGCCTCAAGAGTTGAGCGCAATCCTGATATTCTGTCAAGCTCTTCTTTGTTTGCAATTTTAGCAACATCAAGCACCGCCGATGCTCGCTGTTTTTCTAATGCAACGGATTTTTGAAGCATTGCGAATGATGCCCTGACAGAATCTAACGCACTTCTACGCTCTGCCTCTGCTAGTTTTGCGGTTTCTTCGATTGTTTTATTGCGCTGGTTAATTAGCGTTTGCTCTGATTCCTCAACTGCATCAAAGAAATCGTCAAATGCTGGCACCAATTCAAGCAACCCGGCAAATAACTGTTGACCGGCTAACGTTGTTTTATCCATCCCCTCAATTACAAATCTAAACTGATCGCGTGATTCGAACATTGAAACGCCAAGACCTGAAACTGCCTCGTTTAATGACTTACTTAAACGTTCGAATTTTTCCTCTTGAGTGAAAAACTCGTCAAAGAATTTGTTTGTTAAATCACTGAACCTCTCAAGTCCGCCGATTAAGCCAATAATCGATTGAGCAACTTCTATCTGCATGATGTTTGACAGGTCAGATAAATTCGATCCCATCTCATCCATCACATCATTGAAAATAACCTGTTCCTGGGTGACTCGAATTAATGTATCAAAAAGCCCCTCGCCTATTTGTTGGAAATTTCTCAACTCAGGAACCAGGAAAGTAGATATTAAATCCGCTTGTTGGCTAAATACCGCTTGTAACTCGGCTTGAATTTCTTCGCCGGTTAAGTCCTTAAAGCTAATGCGGCCTATATTGACCCTGAAGTCATTTACAGAGCGTTCCGTGTCCAACCCGAGCAATCGCACTGATTCGGTTACTGTGTCGCCAATACTGCCGAATATAGCGCCTATCTCTGTTCTGATGGCTATGTCAACGTTCTGAAATTCAGTGCTTGTGCTGGTTTTTGAAGACAGTCCGAAGAATCGCTTTTTCTTTGTTGTGATGTCGAAAAATGATTGAGCACTGATTATGCCTTGGTCGATTATTAGTCCGAGCGATTGAGCAATAAAGGATACGCCCTCATCAACAACGGTTTTAGTTGTTTTAGATAATAACCCACCCAGGCTGGCTGATGTTATCCCAGTTGGCCCGGCAAATTCACCCAGGCCACCGCCGACTATAGTACCTGCAAGTTTATTAATGCCATCACTGAGCGCTGTCATTGAGTTTCGTATGCCGCGCAATTCAGCGAGTTGATCAATTGCGATATCCTCAAATCGTTCTTGAGCATTGATAATCGATTGGGACTTGTCATCGCTGCCAAATACCGTGCCAGTGCCTTGTGTTTTTTGCGCATTCTCTGCTGCTGACTCACCGAATCCCGCGCCGCCGCCACCCGATGAGCCGCCAAGCAATCCGGCCATTATTGCAATCATCGCGGCACCGGCAACAAAGTTAATCGGGAATGGTGCGGCAAAGGCTGATGTGATAGCCGTTAATGCGTTAGCGCCCTGTTTTACGCCCTCATTGGCAACGTGAACACCGGCCTCCGTGGTGCTTGCTGCCATTTTTTGAAATGATAATGCAATCTCGGCAACAGCAATAATTTTGTTTAATGTCGCAAAGGCTTTTGCTGCTGCTGTTTTTTCGCTGAATAATGAGCCTGACGCTTTCGATAACGCGCCTAACCCTTTTAGTTCAGCAATGTTTTTATCAATATTTAGCCGTTGCTCAAGTTTAAGTTGCTGAATGTCGTTTATTTTACCGGCTTTTCTCGACTGGTTTATTTTTTCCTGCTGCTTCTCTAACGCGCTCATCATTTTAATATTGTCGTTTATGGCATCGGATATGCCGCCAAATGCATCAACAATAATTGAGCCTGTCGCTGTCCATGCACCGCCAAAATTCTCGACTTCACTAGTTAAATCTTCAAAAGATAATGCGTCCTCAGTTTTCTTAAGTTCCTTCCTGAGTTTTTGGTTAACTATGATTGCATTAGTTATAGCCTCAACCATCGCCGGGGTTGCGCCATCCGCTATTGCCTGCATCTCAGCCGCGTATATTTCAAAAGCATCGGCACCAAGCAATAATTCTTGCCTCTGCGTTTCTAGGCTAATAATTGTGTTACCAAATGCCTCGCCTATTTTTAATTGAGCTTTTAATTGTGCGTCAAGGGTTATGGTTGTCTCGCTTAAAACTTTCCCCCACTCATTAGCTTTGGGCAAAAGATTATCAAAAACATCGGATATAACATTTAATACCCTGGCGTTTTCTTCGGATTCTAAATTTACGGCGCTCAGTGCTTCTTTCTGTATTTTAAGTTGATCAATAAATGGTGATATATCCCTAAACCTGCCGCCAACAGCCTCGGCGGCGGCTATCCTGTTTTGTATTGAAATGATATTTTCTTGAATCTTATTGCGCTGTCTATCTATTTCAATAGCTTTTCTTTGAGATTTTATATAATCAGCGCCTAACCTTCCCACGCTTGCTTTTAAATATGACTTACCAAGCTTTTCAATTGCTTTTTCTTCTATTTCGAATTGCTTTGTTATTTCCTCACTTGCTTGTTTTGATGCTGAATACACAGCAACCGCCGCGCCAATTGCAGTTAATAGCAACCCCCAGGGGCCAAGTAAAAATCTCGTCGCTATACCTAATGCATTTGTTGCTACTGTTGTGGTAGCGGCGGCTGTTGTAACAACTCCGAATGCGTTGGCCGTTCTAATTGCTGTGGTTCCGGCTGTTAATTGGGCCACTGTAGCACCAACAAGCGATTTAATGTAACCAAACATGATAGGAGTCAAACCAATGCCAACAACGGCAACTAACGTTTTAGCGGCGTCTGATGTCGCATTTAGGTTTTCGCTTAAATCTTCCATGCCAAAAACGACCGATCCAATTACGCTATTAAGAAGCTCAGCCTCTCCGACAAATTTAGTTATATTTGTAGTTGATATCTGCAAGCTCTGCGCAAATGTTTTTTGTGTTTGATCTGCTAGCTTCTGCGCTTCTCTGCTGAATGATTCTAGCGCCGTGATCATTATTTGTGCTGTGATGCCACCAGTGGCTGCGAACTCCCTTAATTCGCCCCTTGTAAGTCCGAGGCTTCTTGTTAGTGCCGTCATTATCTTTGGCGCACCTTCAGCGACAGAATTAAATTCATCACCGCGTAAGACGCCAGACGCAAAACCCTGGTTTAACTGTCGGATTGCGCCGATGGTTTCAGAGATAGGTTTGCCACCGGCAACGAATAGGTTATTTAAAGTTCTTGTTACGCCGACTAGTCTGCCGCTCGAAATGCCAAGCTCGCTTGTGCCCCTGGATAACTCAGCAAACAAATTGACAGTATTTGTTAGTTCTGATCTCGTTTCTTTTGCTAAATTGAATAATATCTTTTGAGTTTTTATTAAATCTTCTTGCGAGTTTGTTACTTGCCTGATTTGACTATTAATGCCCTTCCATGCGTCAGATTGTGCCACCAAACCCGACACAACCTGTATGCCGCCAATAAACAAAAAAGCTGTAGCTAGAAGGCCGACAGCTCTATCTATGGATATTACTTCCTTTTTTATTGTCGTGAGACTGCTTGATGTGCTTGCTGATGCGACTTTTGCTGATCTCGATACCCTGGCAAATCCAACAGGTACTTTTTTAACCTCTCTGTTTAAGTCTTTGACACCGTTGCGCATTTGCTGCATGTCTTTAACTACTAGCTTTCGAGTAGCATCTGTCTTGCTAGACAATTCGACAAACTCAAGGCCAACCTTACCTATCACATCTTTAATGCCGAGGATGCGCATTGATATGCGTTTAAAACTGTCGTTTATTCTCTTTTCTGTTTGCTCACCTTTTTTGGCAAAGTTATCAAGAGCCTGTTCGCCTCTTTTTAAGCCTTTTGTGTCAACCTTAAACCCAATAGTCGCAATATCTGCCATGACGAACACCTAAAAATTAATTGAATTCATTATAACTTAAATCAGCATTGATTTGTATTGTTGAAACAAAGCCTTGACTTAGTGCAAATATGCGTTTACTGTTAGTGTATATTTGCATTTATGAGGTCTACAATTGAAAGAGTTAAGAAAACAAATAGAATCAAAAGGCTATTCACTCGATGAGTTTTTAACCGAAATCGGGTTTAGTCTTCGGTGGTATCGCACCCACAGCAAAGCTGGTGCTGCGCGGTATGAATTTTTAGTTAGAAAAATTGATGAATTGGAAATTAAAAAATGAAAATGTCTGATGAGTTCACGCTACCAACAGCCGTTGAAAGTGCAGTAATTGTTGCTGATGATAAATACAAAGCGCAGTTTGGTGGCCATATGACACCGCCAAGCACCGCAAATACTACGCGCAGTCAAAACAAATCAATCAGCCATGCCGTAAACAATCATGATGCTTTGGTTGAAGCTTTGAAAAGTATAACTAAAAAACTAAATTGGAATGGCAATGGCTCTTGTGATTATTGCGGCAATGAATTTCCGAACCATAAAGATGATTGTGATTATATTGCGGCAATAAACTTACTAAATAAAATCAAGGGGCCGTGAAATGAAAAACAAAACTGAATTCTTCAAATTACTGGTGATAGCTACTACCTGTAACTGCCTAGTCATAATTGGCATAGTATTAATTGATTTGAATCTTGATAATTTTTTTCATGAAAACATTGCTGGTAGCCTTGGGGTTCTGATTCTTTGGAATACATTGCGCTATGTTCATCAGCATGAATTAAAGCAGAAAATTAAAAACATGCACGACAATTGGTTTGTTTATAGGTATAAATTATGATTATTACAATGGACGAATTACTTACTGTAATGACGATCACGTTTACTCTTGGTTGTGTATTTGGTATGTGGTTAAAGTCGGAATAAAAAGGAGCCGTAGCCCCTTATTTTGAATTGTCCATCGCGTTAAACATCGACGTGAATCTTGCATTAACTATGGCCCTGTTTATCTCTTTCGCGTCCTCATCATTTGCTGCTAAGTTAAATGGTGAAGGACAACCCAGGTCTTTTGCTTTGTGCGAATAATTAACGTAAGCCCGACTCATCAGTATAATTTGCTCTGACTCCCAACCTGTAAGCGGATAAGCGGATCGATTAACAAACGAATCAACTTCCACCCAGGTTAGTGGGGCAATAGCCATGCCACCACTTAAACAAACACCGGATAACATAAAGCACTTAGACAAATACCCGTTAATCTCTGGTAGCGACTTAGCCGGGTCATCATCATCTAATAACTCAGCCCTTGATTTTGGGCTTTCGTCGTTCTTGTGGCGTTTTGGCGAGCCGTGAAGCCACGCCAACTGTTTAGCGTAAAGCGTAAGCTCATCACTTACTTGCTCATTAAAACCGAACGATCACCCATAAATTCTTCGGCTTGCTCGCGTAACCAGCTATATTTGAGGTATAACCGGGTCATTTCTGAGTGAGTACAGTTAACTACCTTGCCATCTTCGATCATGTAACAGTCGGTAGTGCATTTGGCCAATAATTCGGCGGCTTTAATTTGCGCCTCGTCAAGATCAAGCTTTTGGCTTTTCTTGTTTTGATTGCGCTCAAACCGGCGCTTGATGGTATTACGGTAAATGTCAGAGTCAGAGCCAAGCAAGCGCACAAAGAACGTTTTAACATTGTCCTTGTCTGCTATCTTTTCGCCCTCGTCGGTTAGTAACTCATCGGTGAACGGGTTTAGTAATTCAAGAACGGTGCCTTTGTTTGCCAATTCTGTAACGTTTAGTTTATTAAGATCCATAATTTTACCTTCATCATTAGTATCATCCAAAAGTTGAACGGCTTTGAAAGCGTGGATGATTCGCCTGTCGTCTGCGCGAGACTATCGCCGCCGAGTTGTTATTGTAGCATTAAATAGCTGACATAAAAAAGCCCGTCAATTAGACGGGCTTTTACATCACTTTGCTGATTTAAAATTCAAGCAATGTTGCCTCGATACCATCGCCCGTTGTAACAGTAATGACGCCTTTCAGGTATGCGCTAATGCTGTTTAGAGGAATAGCCACCGTATCGCCAATGCCGATTGATGCAAGGGTTAAGCCTGCCGAAACGTCAACATCACCAACGCCAGGGCATGGGGTTGTTGTGCCGCCATCGCCGTCAATCAGTGGTGTCAAAGCGCCTGCCGTCACGTTGTTGAGATAAAGCACCGGCGTTTTGTCGGTATTGAACACGAACGTATCAGACGCGCCCAAAGTCGTTACCGTGACCGCTCGTGAGCCTGAACCGGTCATATCTGTTGCTGTAATAACTGCCATGATTTAGACCCTCACTAATTTTGATTCGATCTCAATCGATGTTGTCGCTGCAACAATCGAATCAGCCGAACCAGGGTTGATCTTGAACGAGAAAATTTTATTAGTAAAATAAATAAAAGTTCCGTCCTGAAGGGTGATTCTTGCGCTATGCTGTACATTTTTGTTTGCACCTGTAGCGCCAGATTCTAAAACCAGTTGGCCGGCGTCAGTGATATCATCAGCAAAACCGAGCGCAAATGATCCGAAGTTTTCAAAGCCTTTAAACTTCTCAACAATCCCGGTTGCTAATGGCATGTGTGTTACCACGGCGACATCAGCGCCCACCTCCGGAATGTCGACGACCTCGCCAACGTTTGTGTAAACTAACGCACCAAACCCGGCTGCGTCAATTGTAGCGGGAGATGCTGCTACAATGGCAAACAGCGTTCCCGTACTTGTTTGAGTCATAATAATTCCTTAATAATTTAAACGTTTAAATTTATCATCCGAGATTATTATAACACGGTTGGCCAAAATGACTAAATTCTAGTTAATTACACTAAAGCGAACGCTTAGGTGGTGAATATTGTGGGTGTCGTTTGTCATCATTTGAGCGATCGATGATTCCATTATGATCACCAATTGACTGTTAAACGTAAGCTTTAGCCCTTTGGTAAATGAAGCGGCGAGGATATCAACTATTGATAAACCGGCCCATTTTTGTTGGGCTATCGGCGTGTGAGCGGATAACTGATAAATGCCCACTTGAACATCACTCGAGTCATTACCAACTCCAACCGTGTTGTCATCGCCATATAAAACGATTTCTTCTACATGAGATTCGTTAACATCTGGACTGAAGCTCTCACCATTACCGACGAGCCTTAAACTGTTGGCATCAGTGACAATAACAGCCTGGTTTCTTAAAGCTTTCGCTAAATCAAATTTTGATATCATGCTGCTATCTTTTTAACCTCTCGATCTACTATGCCCTGCCAATCGGCTACCGTAATTCTGACCATGCCCATGGGTGCCTGACCAGACCATCCGAACTCAAGACGCCTGGCGTATGGCAGCGAGTTAGTGAAGAATATTGTATCACCCAGCCTCAACAGCTTGACCGTTGGAGTTAGACCAAAGCCACTAGGCAAATCAATCGCTGTATTCATTTCGCCAATTGCCGTTAACCAATTCTCTTTAAACCGGCCCGTATCGACTGGTGAAATCCTGATGATTTTCTTGCCCATAAACAAGACTGAGTTTTTAGCCGCCCGAAGCAATTTAGGCTTTTGCCGGTCAGCTATTCTAGTCCACTGGCTAGCCATTTTTAACGATTACTTTAACCGAGCGCTTTCCGTTTTCGTCAATTACCTCTTGGCCGCTTGATTTTTTAGCTGGCACTTTCTTTGCTGCTTTCTTCTTGGTCATAATGGTTCCTATTTTCTAAGGGTTAATCGTCTGAAAACGTTAATGTCATCAACTGAGGTTAGCTTTTCTAAATCGACAATTCTGAACGTTTCAAAATTCAGCGTTATTTGCATATCAATTTCTGGTGAGGTTTCGGAATTGAAAAACACCCACGAGTCGCCTTTGAGAATGGTCGTGCCGTCTATTTCGCCCGTCTTAAAGCGCACTAGCGGCGTTACAGTGCCGAAAAGCGTTACATCAGGGCTAGCGGCTACCGGATCGCCGTTAACGTCAAAGCCGCCGCCTGGCTCGCCTTTCTTCACGACTGAGCCTGGCGCACCAAACTTTGAAATTATTCGTTGCGCTTGCTTTCGGCTTGCTGGGTAATTGTATGTCATTAGAAATCCTCTTTTGTTAATTTTAACACAATATTGACTTTTACCGCATACCCTGTACAATCGGGCATACATAATGATTTATAGGATGGTTTATGAACGAAGTTACTTTGATGATTAAAAATAAGGGTTATACCCTAAAAGAGTTTTTAGTATTAATCGACCGAAAAGAAGATTGGTATTATACCCATAGCAAAGGCGGTAAGGATTACGAATTTTTAATAATGGCGGTTCACGGATTGGAGAGCAAGCGATGAAAATAGACGAATGTATTGAAGCTGTTCATGCTAAACACAGACTAGCAACCCTTGAGGCGCAAGCGTTCGATGTGGTTGGCGAAATTAGGCTAGTAATATACATGAATTGCGATTACTTTGATCAGTGTTTCTGTGAGATTGGTAATAGTGAGCATTACCAGATTACCAACATGCGTGCCGATTTTTATTTTGGGCAGACATTACTCGGGTTTAAGGTTTACCCAGTTAAAGATGTTTCGCACCCTGATTTTTTAATTTTCGAATTGGAGAGTAAGCGATGAGAATCAAATATAAAATTAAAGGTGATGAGCAGATCATGGAGGCCGTAATCCCTGATAAGTTGTGCGGCAGCGATATTGTGATAAAAATTGACGGGGTAGCGGTGTTTGAATCATACGGAAATAATATTGAAGAGATAAGAATCCAAGACGAAAGTGGAGTTAAAACTTCTGCCTGCTATCAAGATCCTAAAACTTTCGACCGGGAAGGCTTTGAGGCTCTTAAATACACCCCAATAGATGAAGTAACAGATTTAGGTGGGGGTAAGCGATGAATATATATAGGGTTTTATTGGTTGTTTTGATTGCCATTGTTTATACGGCATTATTTTGGGTGCTACCATTCTCTACTGATGGTGGGATAGTGGTCGCTGCTATTTTACATGGGATTGTTGTGTTAAGCATGTGCCTTGTTTTTTCTTTTGTTTGGTTATTAGAGAGGTGGTAATTAATGAAAATAACATTCGAGTCAATATCTGACATTTCCTGCACAATGATTGATGATAAACCAGAACTTAATATAGGCGAGTCAATAGGTGTTCATAAGTGGGGCATACAGCCAACCTACGGCATGACGGCTGATGGTATGGGTTTTTATGGCTTTGCTATGACGATTAATTTGGAGAGTAAGTGATGAGGCCATTAACACAGCAAGAGATAGATGATGCGCCTAGTTGGGCTAATTATTATTCAATACAAAAAGATGAGCCTTATTTCACCGGGTTAGCGATGGATCAGCGCGGACTAGATTTCAAACCAATCCCGCGCAAAGAGTTTGATATTACTAATCATAGGTTTAGCGACAATGACATAACGCACGCTTTCCGATCGATTGGTGGTGTTTTTATAAATTGCGACCAGGGGGTTACGTTAAGCAAATCAGACATAATAGCATTAGCAAAAACAGTCAAGCTAACAGCGGAGGATTTGAAATGAGCGAAAAGAGCAAGGAAAACGAAATAATATCTAAAATAGTAATGTCCAAAATCGAGCTAATCGTGCTTAAGTCCAATCTTGGTCCGGCTACTGTTGCTATGGCTGCGGGTCTTACAGCTCAATATGCCGCACACATTAGCCTTATGCGTCAAAATGGCGCAACGTTTACCGATATTCTAACTATGTTGACGGAGGATAAGAAATGAAATTCAAACCCACTAATTTATTCTATTCAAACATAGAAATACTAAAACGATGCATGACACATAAAGAAGATTTATTTATGTTCATTCTTCTTTGGTTGGTGTTTCCATTAATACCGGTAATGATTCTTGGTTGGTTCATTGCTGAATTAACTTTTCCTGACAATTGGAGCAAATAAAATGAAAAACGTAACACCGAAAGCGGGGCAGGTATGGGGCATCCCATCTAACTATCAGAGAACAGTGGGGCGTGTTGATGGGCAATGCGTATTCTGGACTGATAATAGCTACACATGGCTAAATGAGCTTCAAGAGTACTTCGAATTCATCCCACAAAACGACCTTGAGTACCTAGCTGTAAACTGCGCTAAGTGGATTAATGAGCGTGGATTTGGTTTCATCAGCAGGAATAAACCCCAAAGAGCTGACCAGTGGAATGATTTCGGCTTTTCTGTTGGTTCAGGCAGTAGCGGTTATTACACACGCCAACAATGGCAAAACACCCGCTACGAGTTGGGTCTTGATGAAAGAACGCCAAAAGAGGCTTACAGAGAATTTGATAAGCAAACAAAGCGAGATCTCGAAGAAGCAGAAATAAGAAATTGCCCAGTTCGCGGCCCGATACTGAAACAAATAGATGAGGCAATCAGCAAATCAAGAAAGGAACTTTGCGATTATTTTAGGAGTGACGAAAAGCTAATGAGCATTAAAGAGTATTTTTTCGATGAAATTAAAAAGGAAGATAAGATGAAAGGTAAATTTAAAATAGGTGATCTAATAAACCCTAAATTACAAGAGCAAGTTATAAGATGCTCAACAAGTGGAACGATCATAAATTTCACCATAGAATCAAATGTTACTAGGTTCTTCAAAGAGGTAACGCTTGAAGTTGTAAACATTTACGTAAGTGACAATAAAAAAATGGATGACTTGCTTATTTGTATTAATCCTGACGTTGGGACGCACGAGTGGTTTCAAATCAAAACAAGTGATGCAACGCTAAAACACAAACCATCAACGAAAAAGGACACAAAAATAATTGATTTCAGCACAGTTAAAGTTGGCGATCCGGCAAAGGCTTTTCGCGAACTCACTAAAGTTATTGATAATTTAAACAAGCAAAAGGAAACAAAAATGATTAATTTAACTATTGGCTCGACTGTCATTGTCGATGGCGGGCGCGACCGTTGGGGTGATGCCGATCATCTTGTCGATGTGCCAGTTCAAGTAATGGCGGTATTTGACGGCCTAGGGCTTGACGATGGCAAAAGTATACGAATGGTTGCTGTAAGTGATAAAAATGGCTCTAGCTGCTGTTTTCGCGCTGATATGTGCCAAGTTGTAGACCCCCGCCACTGGCTAAAAGATTTACCTGATGCTGATTTGTTTGATGATAGCGTTTCGCATATCCGTAACAATGGGGATTTGTGGGAATATTGCACAGCTTCAGGAGAATTCTGGCACCAAATACTCCTAATTAAAATGCCCAAGCTTACTGGCGACGAGTGGAAACTATCAAAGATTAGCATTCCATATCTTAAAGCATGGCAGGAGCAAAACAAATGAAAGCAACAATACGCAAAACCGAAACATTTAGCTTTGAAATAGGCCATACCACTCACATCGGATTTGAAAAAATCGAAACATGGAAGGGGATGACTTGCTATAAAAATAGTGTTGGCGAAATTATAGCTGCCGGGCTACCTAGTGACAGTCCGGTGGCATGGGTTTTTGAGATGATAGGTGATAAACCCACGGATGAAGATCAGGAAGTTGTGATCATTTCAGCCAGCCCATGCTTTATAGGGGGCAAAGGATGATTAGATATCGAGTATTAACATCAAATAACGTAAACCATTTAAGCAAACTTGTTGACGAATACCTCGCGGAAGGGTGGAATATACAAGGCGGAGTATCAATTTCGAACTATGTTCAATCTACCTCTGTGGGTGTTAGCGTGATCGCCACAATTATGGCCCAAGCAATGGTACTTGATGGAGGCAAAACAAATGAAATTATCTAAAATAAAACGTTTCTGCGCGGGCTTTATAACAATAACATCACCAGTTATTATTATTTTCTTTATAATTTTGACAGCGCTGCACGAGATGACTGCCTAAACGCTAAATAACGTTATCGCCCTATCTGATACATTAGCCAAGCAACCGCCTGATAACATATTGGCGGTTGTTCCGTATGGGGTGTTATCGATTATGTTTGATAGCGTGACCGGGTTAGAGTAAGTCGTTTCGAATACGTCAAGCTTCTCTTTTGTAATGAACCCTCGTACACCAGGGTCAAGCATTCCCACAAAATGAGCCGATAGATATAGCTCCACTTGGGTTAACAAAGCATCATCGCCGCCAATACACTCAGCGTTAGCCGTTACTATCGTATTAGCGCCATCAATCCAAATCTGAATAACCGGATCGGTTAATGGCGTTTCGATTATTGCTTTTACTTCTGTTGGTGTGACTCTGCTCATATTTTTAATCCTGCACTAAATGCCCTTGGGCAATCATAAACATTGATGTTAATCCCGCCGCTAATGCGTCCTGAACTAATAACTGTAATTCTTCATCCAAGTCACCATCTAATCTTACAACTACGCCCTGTTTGCCTTGTCCGGCCCATGTATGGCGAGAAACAAACCCAAACCCACCGCCGCCGCTTTTCGTCTGGAATGCGTGATCGAACGACCTGTTTATAAAATCACCATTAGTTTTGAAATTGAAATGATTCTGCCTGTCGCCGTCTTTTTTTCTCAAAACGCACCCATTTAGGAGCCTCGTCAACGAACCAAATTTTGAAAAGTCCATTGCGTTAGCTGATTCTATAACTATAATAACTCGTGTGATGTCCCATTTTTGGCCAGCGATAGGTTTTATTATATACGTCCCTGGTGACGCTGGTGTGCCATTAAATCGCATATCAAAGGTGTGCCTTGTGGCTGTTGCTGCTGATGTAAAAACGTGATCCATCGGGCTATCAATTGTGATCACATCACCAGCAACGCCTAAAACGTTAAACTGAGAAAAACTTTGACCTTCTAAAATGCAAACGGCCTCACTTGGAGTTGCTGGGAACGTAAAGCCATGGCCCGGCGAGAATGTTATTGTGTGAGTGTCTAATATTGTAGTTGCCGCTAGCGTTACGTCTTGCAGGTTTCGATGAAATGACAAATCAATATCCGGCGTTGTTTGGTCTTGAATAAAAACGCCTAGCGCAGTTGTTCCATCTTGCGCAATCTCGAATGATGCAATAAACAAATCGATTAATTGTTTTGGTATTTTTCTAACGTGGCTCCAGCTCATAACGAAACCTTAACGTTGAGCAGCCCGTCAGAATGCGGTGATATAGCAAATGCGCCCAAATCTCCCTCGTCGTTTTCCATGTATTCGCCGCGTTTAATTATTTGGTTACCATCATCATTAATAACTGGTGTTGCAGCTTGTGAGTACAAACTAACGTCCGTTGTGCCGATATTCTGGACTTCTATTTTAGTCCCGACAGTAATACTATTGAAAGCATATAGATCAACTTCCTGACCTGCAATTAATGGGGTGTTTATTAGATTATCAGACATAGCGACCTCAAGAATTGATAATAAAGCCCACTCACTGAATGGGCTTGGTATCGACTCTACTTTTCAGCTTCGCCAATTTCGACCTTCTTTTCCTGCCCCTTTTCCAAGATTTTACCTTGCTTAAGGAGGCTTGCGGCGCTCTTGGCATCCATCGATAACTCAGTGCCAGGTTTAATCTGCTTTAACTTGCCGTCAACTTTTAAATAAAGTTTAGGGTGAGTAACTACAAATGTCTTTTTAGCCATGATTAATCCTTAGCGCTCATTGCACAAGAGTTGTTGAAGAAATCGGTACGAACTTCCCAACCGATAGCGGATGCAACGATAAAGTCATAATTTGCATTATAAACTTGTCGTGGCTGCGCGATAGTTGAAACACCCATACCGGTTAATGGCCGTACTAGGCCGTTCATTGGGAATGCCATTAGCTCGTTACCAGCTATAACCGCTGCGCTGCCAAGCTTGCTAGACGCTTTGATACCAGCAACACCGCGCAACTGCATTAGTTCGGCTTCGATGGTCTGAGCATCATACTGTGTGCTGAATTTACGCTCAAAATTCGAGGCGATTTCTTCCGACACATAGTAAGTCAAATCAGAGGTACATTTGTTCGTGATCCGCATGGTATCGCGTATCTCAATGAATGCGTTTTTGATTTGATCGCCGGTCTTGGTTTGGTCGGTAAAGTCAAAGTTAACACCGCCAGCACCGAGGTCGATTTGAACAACGCGAGCGTCATTCCGCATACCTTCCCACTTACGAGTATCAACTACGATAACCTGGCTGTTCTTGTCCTTGTGACCATCAAGGAACGTATCAGCGAGGTGATTACGGTGTGCCGATACGTTTTCACGCTGGTCATCAATTAAGACGTCAAAGCCCTCAGATTGACCGGCTGAGAATTCACGCCAGTTGCGGCTGAATCCGTTATCGTGTACCGGGATGATCGTGCCGTCAATGCTGAAATCAACATTATCGAACTTAACACCGATTTGCCCGGTCATAGACGTTTGGACGTTACCCGCATCGCTTGCGCGACGATTCTCAAACGTTAGCTTACCGATAGGCAATGCACGAGACATAGGCATTAGATCGTTGAGGAAAGCATCACCCTCATCAAGCTTCATGCGCTCAACTGTCACATTGTCAAACTCGCGGAATACTTCATCAGGAATTCGACCGGCATTAGCCTTTAAGCCATGCGCCCGGTATTCACCGCCAAATCGTTGTTCGTTAATGTTGAAACAAGAACGAATAGCGTCACGCTCTCGTAACTGTCGTTTTGCTGCAATGCTATTTGCAACTAATGTTTTATTAAAAATCATAATTAGCTCCTTAAGCTATTACAACAAGAACAAGCTCGACGCCTGTGGTTGTTATGATTTCATCGGAATACGCTAAAATTTCCTCGCTCGTCACGCCGACGACTGCCGGGGTTACTGCGATTTTTAACGTGCCATCACCGTTAGAACTCAACGGAGTACCGCTTTTAGTAATTGCCTGACCTGTTGCGACCAACACATTCAAAAACTCACCTGAGCGAGCGCGAATTGCAACCATGTTTTCGTTGATAATCCAATCGAAATCAACTGATCGCGTGCGTTGTTGGTCTTTATCAGCCCACAATCGAGATGCACCGAATACCGTTGCGGCAACGGCGTTTTCATCAATGCCGGTTGCAGCCTCAGAACATAACGCGCCTGGACGAACAACACCAAGCGCCTTACCCTCGACGTTTAGCGGCTTGCCTGCGTGACCGTGATCAGCAGGGCCAACATAGATATTACGTTTTCCTTTAGTAGCCATTAGTTAGCCCCCTATTCTGGTAAATCGTCAACGTTTGTAACAAACGTTTCAGATTCATGGTTATTGACTTGCATTGTTGAACCAATGCCTTGAGAAAAGCCACAGTTAGCAGCAATTGACCGGGCAGTGTCGACGCCAAGCCCTTTGATTTGATCTGCTGTAAACTCTGGTCGTTGCTTTGAATTAACAATATAGTCAGCAAGCTCGGTCAATTCTTTGTCGGAATCTTCCTGTAACTTGGTTTCTAAACCGTTAATCTTTTGGGTTAATGGTTCAACAGCGTCTTTTACCGCGTTAGCGACAATCTCAGCAATATTACCAGGGTCTTGCGTATCATCGCCTTTATTGGCGGTCAACGCTTCATTGTATTTCGCCATTAGTTCAGCATCGGTGATTTCGGCGTTAACCGTGATCCCTAGCTTCGCAAGTTCGGCAATGATTTGATCACGCATAGCGCTATCTCCGTTTGTGTCAGTGGTGTTTATGGGTTTGAATTCAACAACGCGTTCCACTGGTAGCCGCGTGTCTTGAATACTTACATTATCTAAATCATCAACTGTATAATTAGATCTGAACATTTCACCTTCGCTTGTATGAAAGATGAAACTGTCATCGAATACAGCTACTATCCAACTGAAATTCTCCTCTATGCCCTTGTTAAGCTCTTTAAATAACTCATGCTCGATTTGGTCAAACGATAATTCGTTAGTTAGATAATTGGTGGCTTTTACTTCTCGCTCAATGGGTGATTCAACAACAAAATGACTAACCTTTAGCTGCTCTTTGTTAATGCCAATTCCAGTGCCTTGATCGGGAGTCGATGCGCCAACACTATCAAGCAAGATGGCGTCATGGTCGAATATCATATCACGAGCAATCCAAGTAAATTCCTGACCTGCTTCATTGGTTGAAAGCTCAACCTCTTCAACATCAAGAAATACGCCAACGCTGGTATGCATCGGTCGTGCATTGTCGTTTGTTTCCAGCTCATCGATTCGATCAAGTAAGCGCTTACCTTTATCGGTCATTAACGCTTTTTGAACATTAATTACTTTATCAAGAGCAATTCGGCCATCTGGCATTTTGCGAGCATTCTCATTGAAAGCGCCAAAACGGAAATCAAAATCAGTTTCCGGATCGCTTGCCGAAACAAACATTCCGTCAATTTCTGGATGCTCAACAGTTACCGGTGTGCGGTTTAGTGACTCAAACGACTTGTCTACCTCTTCAGCAGGATATAAACCGCCATTCATTACAATATTAGGCGGCAAGGTAAAAGAGGTTAATATGATATGCTCAACGCCCTTTCGGGTTTCGCGCTTAATGTGATCGCGATTGACTTTTTGTGTGCAAAAATGAAATCTTTTCATTGTTACCTATGCCTTAATTTATTAGATATGATTATACGCTAGTTTTGTTTAATTTCAAACTAACCAAAATTTGGTCATTTTAACCAATCTCACTTATTGATTCGAATATTTCCTTACCGCGAGCGATCACTTTGTTTTGAGCCTCTTTATTTGCGACTGTGCCGTCTCGATTAACGACTATGGCCCTGATTGAACAATGGCAATTTATTCGATTGACTCCCTCGGCCCACCATCTATCTTGCTGCTCTGGCGTGTAAGCCCGTCCATGGCGTGCGGCGTGATGCCGTCTTGTCGTTGCTAGTAACGCCGATATGTGCTGAACAGCTAAAGGCTCGCCATTGTCCCGGTAAAACTTTATCAAGTCAGTCCTGGCGTTGTTGTATTTCCGGTTAACCTCAGTGTCCACTATTCGCTTGGCTGATGATTTGGCAACCTCGTAACGCTCTAAAATCTTGCGCCTGATCGCGTTCTTACTTAACCCGGCGTCGATGCCATCGTTAATCACTTGAAATATTTGCTTGCTGGTTGTTTCGGATAGTCCCTTAAACAGTGGGTAGTTTTTGTTTACCGCAGCCTCTAACAAATCAAGATAGCGCGATGACGATAATATACTAGTGGTTTCAATGGTGATCGAACCGGCGATTAGAGCAAGCAAAACGGCAATTTCAGCGTTTTCTTGTATCGTGCCGCCTCTATACGCTTGCTCTATGTATTGCTCATAATACCAATTAAAGGGCGGCGCTGCGGTGGTCGTTTCTAGGTTTTCATTTACTGAATCAGATATCTCAACAGATAAATCCGACTTATCTTGAGCGGATAGGTCATAGACATAAAAATCCAGCGCTTCAGATTCTTGGTTGATTATTTTCTTGCGGGTGGTTTTCTTCGCGCCGACATTGCGCCAAATAGCCAACACTTCGCGCGCCGAATTGTTTAGGCGGCGGTTGTTGTCTCGGGTAGCCCTTCGCCTAGTCCCGGCTTGATTAGTCGGGTCTTGCTCTTGCCTTGTGGCTTTACTCGCCATCGTCTGAACCATCATCGTCTAATTTTTCGGTGGGAATTTCAAAGTCAAGCTTCTCAAATCCTGAGGTTTCGCGTATTTCGTCCACACTGAACACTGCTGGTAACGCTGACTTAAACGAAGCTTCGTTAATTGCAGCCATCTTATCACCCATAGATAATTTCTCATCGTCCCCGATTGCCAGCAAGTCATCCCAAATAATTTCAAATTCGGACGCGGGTAAAACCTTGTGTCGTATCATCCAATCAACAAAGTCAGTGACAAGCTCTGTTAGGTAATTTTCGCGCCTTGACTGCATGGTTGTTAATGTTGATTGATTATCCTTATCGCCAGCTAACACGCCGGTCTGTGTGCCTCTTAATACACTTGATGAGATACCGCTACCCGCTGCGATGTTGTTCCAAGAGTTTTCCGCGAATTCTTTAGGGTTGTCGAGAGTGATGTCAGGATATACAAACTTTAATCCTTGGCTGACGAATTTCTTCCTCCATTTATTGAGAAAATCATCAATTTCTTGCTCTAGGTCTTTCATTCCATCTTTCCCGGTTGGCGGTTTGAACCCCGCCTCGGCCTCTATTACCGGAGCGCTTCGGGTGTTTTGATAGTAACCCTCACCACCGGCACCGCTGATTTTTCTCAAATCCATTAGATCATTGAATATGTTTTCCAGTGCGCTAATGCCGTAGATTGTACCGTCATCTGCGCCCTCTGCGGTGACAATTAACCTAGATGGGTGGATCTGGAATGCAATAGCCGCCCTGTCATCTCTGTTGCCTGTATTACCCGATGAGAAGGTATACATCGTTGGGTCGCCGAACGTTGGGCTTTTTGCGTCCGTGTCAGTGGTTGATACTTCTAATTGACCCTCGTAAATTGGCTTAAGGTTGTGAATATTACCGATGCCGTTTAACGCCTCGACAGGCTCACTAGGTTTCTTGTTATCGCCAACCTGAATAAACAGCCCGGCATATCGCCCGACTCGTTGCCGCTTATCCAGTCCCTTTAATCGGTTCCATAATCGCGTATTCTTGGCGAGCTTTTCAAACTCACTATTAAATTGGTCTGAACCTTTAACTTCAGGAGGCGATAACCAGCATAGATTCGGCGGAATCTCAACGACAGCGGCAGCTGGGCCAAACCGCCTAAACATATTCCAGAAATTGAAGAAATGTAATTTAGCCGGATAGCCGAAATCCTCGAACACATTGTGCAGCGCATCAGCGAAATCAAACCCGCCGCCCTGGATGCTGGCAAATAAATTTGACCTTTCCGTGTTGCTGTTAATCTGAATGAGTAAATCTTTTACCTCGCTGTTATATTGAGCGACTAATTTCTCTTTCTTTTCTTTCTTTGATAGGCCAAACATAAAACACCTTTGTTAAAAAATTAGACCGAATGTCTGAGATTCTTCTTGCGGAGCATAGCACATATTGATTGAATCGGCATCATTGGGAGACTTCGAGTCATCTGGGGCTTTATTAACTAAAACTCGGCCTTTGCCATCTTTTTTGTATGTTGGCTGGGACAGCTCAGTGGTGGCCTTATTTAAATTACTTAACTTAGATGATATTGATATTATATCAGCAGAATCAAACTCTCTGCCATCCGTCACTGCCTCATGTGTTAGCTTAAATCTTTCTCTCAACGACCACCAACTTTGTGCCTTGTAATTAGCAAAAAACTCTTTTACTAGCCTTGGATGATCGGAGTCATCACTCTCAAAAACAGGATCATCGCCATTAACAACGCCAGCAGATCCATAGTGAGGTATTACTTCTATTTTTCCGCTTCTTGTTTCATTCAATACCCGGCCATCACCGCGAACACCAGCACCAAGCCCGTCAGAATCAAACTTAAGCCGCCTATAGCCTTTCTCGTCGCAATTATCAAAGGCTTTGTTTGTGGTGCCGAATATGTCCTCTACAGATTTCCCATGCCAGCTAATTACATCTTCTAGTAATATTCCATTCCTGAATGATTGCGCGTTTTCATCCTTGCCGCAATCAGCAACATCTAGCGCTGATGTTTTTTCACCATATGGATCTATTCCTAATTTAATATGAGCGTCAATAGCTGATTGCACCCAGGCAGATGGGATTAATACACCCTCAACCGAAGCGTTGAAATCAATATCAATCTCTTGGGCTATCGTTACTTGATCGAGTTCTCTTTTTTGCTTTTCATACCAAGCATCGTCCTTACGTGGATCGTCGCGCCAAAAGAAAGTAAATGTATTAAAATTACCCGAAAGCACTTTTGTTGCAAACGGGTTGTTTGATCCATTAGGTGTCGATATGTCAATTCTACAGTTGGTTGTTTGTGATAATGACGCTTCGACTAATTGAGGCCGCTCAAGAAAAGCGGCCTCGTCTACAAAATAAATTGATGCCCTATCACCCCGCCCTATTCCATCACCTGACTCGCCAATGATTGTCGATCCAGTACCAGGGAACATGATCCGCATATGTGGTGCGGTTTTTCTATCGTCGAATCCCGCCCTAAACTCTTGAGGAACCATTTTAGAAAACATTCTAGCCTTGTAAAATAAAGACTTTGGCGCACCTATCTTGTCAACATATTCCTCTTTGCGGGAACCAAACCCTATAACCATTTCTCGGTTAAACATACAAAGCGTTGACGCAAGCCCGACAGATAGCCAACTCAGGCCCATATCTCGGCTTTTAACTGTTGGCGCTGGCTCTTGAATCTTCCATTGATTAACGCACCAGTTAATCCATTCCTCTTGCTTTGGGAATAGCAAAAAGGGAATGATAGCCGGTAATCCTCGTTCGACATTTCGCGGATCAAAGGTACAGCCCCAATCAATAATGAATTGCGCAGGATTCATTTTATAAAATGCTTTAATCATTGGCAGTTTTTCTGAATTGGCCCGTAAAGCTTTGAGCCTTTGTTGTCGACGAACAAAAACAGATGTGTAATCAGGGTTTTTAAAATCAAACTCGAACGGAATAGGCACTTATTCACCTTTTATTCATAATTAATAATACATTGCCGTGAATATCTGTACTTTTATTCGTTTATTCATAGTTTATGCGCTAACTATTCATTAACTCGTTATATATCTTTGCTGCGTCCTCTGGTGATGCGTCCGGTGGAATCTCAACAATTATGGATTTACTTTCAACTGATTGCTTATCTGTCAGCCCTAAATCTCTCGCTATAATGTTGGCATTTAATAGGCCCGCGCTTGCCCCTTCAAACTTCTGAACTTCAATAATATCTTTGATATCCCTTATGACTTTAGAAAAATCTTTCCCCTGCTTCCTTTTCAAATCTAGCGCATCTTCAAAATGATTGAAATAAACCGAGTTAACACCGAGGAAAATACACAGCCCCTTCATTGTCATTGCGCGCATTAATGATTCTGATTCTTTAGCTACAACACCTTGATAAACGATAGCCTTTCCTAGTGGGTTGTCTGATACCCACTGGAAGTACTCACAAGCAGCATCCCATAATTGTTTTGGTGAGCTAAATATTTTACTTCTTCCGTGTTTAGCCCTGGCTTTCCAGAACTGATTGCCAATGCGTTTATCATCTGATTTTGTTGATTGGCTCATCCAAGCCTCCAATGTTAAAAATTGATTATATCACACTATTTGCGCGTAATAAAAAAGCGCCGGTTAGGCGCTTAGTGGCTTATGTGTTGGTGATTATTTATCTCTAATGGCCCTCACGACATCATTGTAAACATTACTATTGCAAAGCACTTCTGCACCGCAAATCGTGGGTATTGGGCTGATACACACTATGCAGCCGCTTTTTATGGTGCTTGCCGTTCTGACTGTTGGATTTTTATGTAGCTCTAAAAAAGCCAATAGTTCTTTCATGCAATCTGTCATTACTTACTCCTTGTTTAGTGTGATAGTGAATTTATCGCTAGATAAAAGCTTATCGCACAGATATTCTAAGTCGTTCCAGCCGCCACCCCTCACATCTTTGATAATTGCATCACGAAGTCGCTCATTTTCTGTCCTGTTGTCTATTGGCTTAAATGAATTCTGTCCGCCGTTCCACTCCTTTCCATCTTCACCCTTAAAGATAATAAAACTTGGTGAGCTGTAAAGTATTTCAACCTCGTTCATTTCGTCAATGTGAATAGCGCGACAGCCAGCAGGAGGTCTCGCACCCGCTTGCGTGAATACCGGCTTATCACCGGACTTGATGCATAAAAACGTATTGTCACCGGTCTTTTCAAGTGTCGCGCCGTCATTTGTTTCTATCGTGTCACCTACTTGTAGCGGCGGCTTACCTAATTGTGGCTCGCACGTTGACTTATAGCTAGCTACGCCATCAACTCCGAGCTTCGCGCAAAACTCGGTCAACTCTGAATCGCTTACACTAACACCCGGCCCCATGTTCTCTTGCTGCTCTGATGTCGGCTCTACTCGCTTACCGTCGACCGTGGCTACTTCATCGCTGCGATTAGCGAAAGTACCATTCAATGACCAAAACTCGCCTTTGATGTTGTGTATTAGCTCGCTGTTAGTTGTGCAGTCGCTGACTATCCAATCTAAATCAGTTAGCACCTGGGCAAACTCACCACTCATCAATCTGTAAAAAGTGCGGTTCTCACAGTTATAATGCGTTGCCTTTTTGGTTAGATGGTCG